TCTCCAGTTGAAGTGTCTGGTGTCCCATCAGCTTCAATATCATCAGCATCAACATCATCTGTTGCTCTGGATTCATTTATTTTTTTAGAAATATCTTCACCTGTACCGTTAACTATTTCAGCTAGGCTCATAGTGAATTTTTTATTTTTCATTTCTTGAACGATTGAGTCTGTCATTTTCTTTTCTGTTTTATCTTGGATGCCTATTTTTGAACCTGTTATGTATTTAACTTCTGTTTCTGCTAGTTCTGAGAAAAATTCTCTCAATTCTTTCTCAAACTTTTTGCTATCTGCAATGTTTGAAAAGGTTCTCTTAGCATTTAATTTATCTGGAGAATAAGTAGGACCATCTGACTTCGGGAAAAATGAAGCAGCTTCGGTATTCTTATACGTAATATGCAAATTCTTACCCTCAAGGTCTAGTTGTAGGTCGTTGATTAATCTTTTTGCACCCTCTACAATTTGTTTTTGAAAATATGCCACAGGTGTAACTCCAGCTGGGTTAGCTTTTTTTGTTTTAGCAATCTTAAGGTTTATTTTTTGTTCCTGAGTACCTTTTCCAGCTTCCAGCGGCTCATTACTGTCATCATAGTCCGCTGCTATCATACATAAATAACCATCTTTCTCCTCGTATCCAGCCTTTTTAAAAGCTTTGATAGTTTCATCTTTCAATAGCCTTTCTGTGATTTCTCCAGCCATCTTCATTATTTTCTGACGCTCTGCAAATTCAGGAGTTTGCTTTACAGTATCTTTAGGATATTCTTTGCCTTTTTCCATGTTCTAAAAAGATTTTTCTATAAATATCTAAAAAAAAGGTTTTTATTTATTTTGTAACAAAAAAGCCACGTCTTTCGACGCGGCCTTAAACTAAGGGATTAAACCCTTTTTTTTCCATACTACCCAAACGTCCCGTTCCCTAATGGGGAATCCAGGATTATCTAAGTAAAGACCATTATCATAAAAATACCCAGAAAACCTTTTTTTAGTCACTGGCTCTTTAATTTCGACCATGTATTTTTCATCGTAAACATTTTGGTTGTCAACATATTCTCCTGTTCCTCTTTGATACATGATTGGTTTATATACAGCTTTTGCATACATCCAAAATCGTATGTTCCAAGAAAGATTTTTTTTATAAAATCTCCAACGAGAATATTTCCACCATTTTTTAAACATTATCCTATTGTAACAGGTGAAGAAATAATCCATACTAGAAAAACAGCCATCATCAAAAGAGCAACCATAATAAACCCAAATGTAAGATTTGTTACAAACCTACTATATAACGTTCCCTCTTCAAAATTTTGACTCTTTTTAGTACTAAGCCAATCAGACACCATAACTCTACCTACTAATATTTCAGCAAGAACTAAGATTCCTAATAATATTTTTAATAATATAACCATCATTACTTTTCTTTTTTATCTTTATTCTTAGATTTTAACATCTCTAGATTTATTTGCCGATGATAATATTCACTTGCAGCCTCTAAAGATAATTCTTCTTGGGCAATTTTATGAAAGAGTAAGTATGCTCTCTCCACCCTTTCATCCTCAGCAATAGATTTATCTTCTATTATTTTGTCGATAGAATGATAAAGAAGCTCTCTCTTTTCTTTAAATTTTGCAAAAAGAAATTTGTAAAAGTTTTTATCCATACTTATTAACTTTCGTATACTTCATCTGCATCTGCATCTATTTGTTCGATTTGGTCTTGAGCATCTGGCGGGTTTTTACGGGCTTCTTTTTCTCTTTCGATAATACCTGTTATTGATAATGCTACTTTTTCCACACTTCTCAATACTTTATCTGGTTGATAAAACCATAAGTTATCGGTATACTCTCTAGCATCTGCTTGCTCTTTCTTTTCACCGCCAGCTTTCACTCCGCAAAGTAACCTGTCTAATTGAATCACTTTATCTTCGATTTCAAGCTCTTTCCACATTTGATAATAAACAATTAATATGTAATCAATCTCATCATTTACAAGTTTATCAAATTCGCTTCTTACAATTAAGTCTCCTATTGCAAATTTACCTCCTACCTTCTTAGGCTTTGTAGTGTAGAAGCATCTAATTCTACTAGGCTCAATATCCGAGTTATGTTCGGCATTTGCCTTAATGTAATTAGTTATTTCCAGAAGTTCCTCGTTAGCCTCCATGTATTTTCCAGCACCAAGGAAAGTTGTTTCTTTTTTGTCTTTATCTCCAATATCCAGTTGGATTGTTGGAGTTATTGCTTTTTTAGCAAGTTCTACGTATCTCTGTGTACTCATAATCTATATAAATTTGAAGTTTATAATTTACTCCAAAAGTATAAAATTTTTTTGTAAAAAACAATATTATTTGTGAATTCTTGTCTTGGTTGGGTCCATCATGGTAATATCCATACTTCCCATTCCTTTGTTTTTGCCAGCTCCTCCACCGATGCGAAGTCTTTCTTTTGTTTTGAGATTTGATTTATGTTTTGCACCAAGTTTTTCCCCTACCCAGTTTTGACAAGGGTCTCCTCCGTGTAAATTCCAAGCTAATATGGTAGGAGATTTCAACATTTCCTCCTCAGACCCTTTTTGCTGTGGAAGAATTCCTAATTTCTTTCTCTCTTCGGCTATATTATTTTTATTGCTCTCAAAAAAAGCATATAGTCTTTTCATTTCAGGAAACGATTGTGGAACAACTTGTATTAAATCTTCTACTTTTCTTTTTCCGCTACCCTCATTTTTTTTACCTTCTGCACTTTCAAATTTTTGGCCAGACTCCTTGATTTTTTCCAAAGCAATTTTGGCTCTTTCAGCAATCCTCTTGATTTCATCAGTAGGTACAAAAGAATCATTTTTATTACTGAATTCAAATGCCTCAGATAACAAATTTCTTACATATATTCTAACAAGCTGTTCGCTATTCATCAATCATTTTTAAAATATGATTCTTGATATCTACTGCATTTTTTGCAGGAAATCCCAATTTCATTAAATTGTAATTTACTTCATCATAGAAAGCAAAGTCGTTTATAGGAACTCCAGACTTAAGAGTTCTCTTAATTCCTACTGCTAAAGCCTCCTCTGGCATTAACCCTTCTGGTTCTGGCTTAGGAGTTTTATTTGTCGTTGAGTCCTGTTGAGTGTCAATAAACGTGTTAACAGTTTTCCCTTGACCGCCTGCAAGTTTCCCATAAGGAGCATTTATCATATAAGTCTCATTAACTTCTCTGAAATTTTTGTTGGTATTTTCAGCATTAGTTAACCTTTTCATTTTTTTAGCTTCTTCGCTTAACACCTCTTTACTAACTTTTTTGTTAATGTTTTCTTTTAGAGTTGTACCCTTGGTTTTTTCAAGTGACTTTATAAGTTCTTTTGCTCTTGATTTTTCGTTATTCTCGTCCATAATTTTTTTATTTTTTACCATACAACCGTTCCTATTCCTAAGTTTCCAGAATAATTTCTTACTGATTTTGGCATAGACCTTCTAAACACTTTTTCCAAATCCATAGTATGATTTAAACCTATATGTGAATTGGTAGCATTTGAGGGTATAGTATCGTCTGGTATAATTTGATTATCTTTGTCAATGATTTCGTTTACTTCTTCTTCCTTTGCCTCTTGAGATTGACTAGCAAAATCTTTAGCAAATTTTTTAAACATATTATCTGCATTCCCCTTCTCTTCAAAAAACCCATCAGTCCATTTTTTGAAGTCTGCAAATTTAGCAACCAAAGACATATCTTTCTTATATGTAGTCTTGAAATCGATTCTTATAAAATCATCCTTTCTGTTGAACTCTACATTGGTTATTCTGTCTATTATATCAGAGGAAAAAGGTCTATAGTTAGCATCTCTATCAGTTTCCGCCTCTAAAAAAAGTCTCTTAACGCTATTCTTCATAAAAAATGGTTTTTTAATAAATAGCAGAAAAATTTATAATACTAATTTATCATCCTCTCTCATTGAAGTTATTCTTAAATCTTTGAGCGGCTGATATGAGATGTCTTTTGCTACAAAATATTCCATTACCAATTTCTTAAGCCTATCGCAAGCTGGAAGATTTCCAAAACCTTTCATTTGGTCAAATGTAAGACCTTCTATTTCGCTAAAATTAAATGCTATTGTGAACCTATCTAAATCTTTTTCTCCCCTATCTCTGCTTCTATCGTACAATTGACCTATTAAATAAGTTTCACCAATAACTCTTCTTGAATATGACCCAACACTATGACTCATAGTTACACCCTCTCTAATTAACATTGCTGGGGTGTTAATTAATTTAAACTCAATTGGACCTTTGTAATCTTCACGCTCTTCAAGATATCTAAATCTACTAACAAATGTCTGGAATTTTTCATTCTTTTCTTCATCAGTTGCTATATTAAAGAAGTGTACAATATTATCATGATATTCCTCCAGCTCAGCAAAAGTTTTTATTTTTTGAAAATGACGTTTCCTGTCAAACTCCAGCACCTCCATCATCATAATAGCATCATCATACATAACAAATTCAAATGAACGAACATATCCATAATCTAACACAACATTATCTAAATCTAATGTAGGTCTTACTTCTAATGTCTCTTGTTTAGCATAGTCCAACACAATACGAGCAATTCTTTCAAATTCTTTCATATCCTCAATGTCTCTAAAATAGATTATGTCAATGAAAACAACTAAAAAGTCAATATCATATTTCTGCAACAAACTTATCACTTGTTGTTTATCAAAAAATTTGAAGTATCTCATTATTTGTTTGTAGTCTGAAAATCTTCTTACCGCCTTAAAAATAAATTTTGATATAGAACCGTCCTCTGCTGCGCTAACCACTTCAAATTTACCCGAACTTTTTTTAACTTTAGGTTTATATCCATCGTGAGTCTTATATTTTACCTGCATTTCCTGCTCAACTCCATCATCCATTACGTGTAGAACATCTATTTCAGAGCCGTCCTTGCGATATTGGACGTTTCCCTCTTCATCTAATACAAGTTCTCTTTCCATCTTCACAGAGGACTTAAAAACAAACTCATGAGCTTCTTGATTATCCTCGTTAATTTCATCATTGATTTTACCAATGTAATTTTTTATCAGGAAGTTAAAAATTTTTATAGGGGATGTGACTTTATTATCTATTAAAACTTGAGGTTTTGGTATATCACAATCTCTCATCATATCAAATAAAAATGTTGCATCCTTTGTAAGTGCCAAGGTAGAAAGATTAGAATATTTAATTATTCCGAAGAATATGGAAATTATCTTTTTGATTTTGTCCGTTCCCCCATCTCCAAACTGATTTCTTATCTCCCCTAAGAGACCATTGACAATGTCAATATTACCAGCATCCGAAACGCATTTAGATAAATCCCATAAAAATGTATGAAGATAATATAGGTTATGGATAATTTCAACGCCTTGTGTAAAAAACAAATCAACAGTTTTGATTACTTCATCCAAATCAAACTCTATTTCTTCCTCGGTATAATTTTTAAAAAATAATTTCCTACTTTCTTTTTCAAATCGAATATATTTGCTTTTTTCTTGGAACTCTATTTCGTAGTGAGTATCTTTATCTGGAATTATTACCTCACTTTTTACAGGCTTAGCCTCTGCATATTCCAATTTAATGTTTTTATCATCTTCTTTGTAATTATATCCCCCTACAAAGAATCTACCTGTTAACATTAAGAATTGATGTTGTTCTTTAGATAAGAAGTTTTTACCACACCCAGGACACTTAATTTCGTCTTGTTGTGCAATCTCTATCATCTTGTAAAGATATGCGTAATCATCTGAATGGGTTATAGTGTCTTCTTTTTTATCTCCATCCTCTTTCTCAACATCCCTTTCGAAATATTGTCCACAATTACAAATGTAATGATTTTTATTTTCATCTTCGAAGTAAAATGAGAATCTTTCTTTTATTTCTTTATGGTTTAGTACTTGCATATATATATTTTTCAATAAATATAGTAATCTAGTCAAAAAAAAGAAATAGAAAAAGCGTACCTTTAATAAAAAAGATACGCTTTGAGTATATTTTGAGTCTAAAGATTTACTTTAGAAGCTCTTTTGCTATGCGAGTAGCATTTTCATTAATGAAGCTATCTAAGTCAGACTGAGTTTTAAAACTTTCTGGAAGCTGCACTGTTTTAATTTGAGCATCCAACTTTTCTTTGTCAGAGTCATTTTCCTGCTTAGCTTTTGCATTAATTTCTTTGTCAGTTTGCCCCTTAGAAAAACCTTCTTTGCCCATTTCACCTTTGCCGATAACCTGTGTTTTTGGAGTAGTTTGTTTGTCTTCTCCGTCTTCTTGGTTCATTGTTGCATCATTGTCTTTTCCACCAGGAACGCCACCTTCTTTAGTTGGGTCATTATCGGTGGTAACATTTGGCTGAGTCGTTTTAGTAGTTACGTCTGGCTTATGTTGACCTGCTATGTATGGATTTGTTTTTTCACCTGACTTAGTTGACTTAGAACCTTCGATTTTTGCTGCGGTAGCAACACTTTCATCATGTCCCTGGTCACTATCTTTCTGGTTCATTTTTTGGTCAATTGGGTCGCCCTCGTCTGTAAATTCATCTGGAGTTCCAGTAGGACCTTCTTTTTTAGTTTCAAAGCCACCACCTGGTTTAGACTTAACATATGAACCATCGCTTTGCTTAAGCTCGTCTTTAGTATTCATTAATTTGTTACCATCCTTTACAGGTTCACCAGCGTTAACTATTGTTTCTGCACGTTCTTGAATATATTTTTTTAATTCATTAACGTTGTTAAATTTTATTACTTTCTTATCACTCATAATATACAGATTTTTTTTATAAATATTAAACAAAACGTAAAATTCCAAAAAAAGTTAACTTTTTAGAAAAAAAAACGTATATAAAAGAAAAGATAATTGCAGAAAGGTTTTAAAGTTAGGACTAATATTCTTATCTTTGAGAGGAATTAGGAGTTAAAAAAAGCCAATAAAAAATGCACAGTATTATCAAACCAAAAAAAAATGAGTGAAATAGTTAGAGAATTTGATGTAATACCAGCCATAAGTCATATAAGCGAAGCTATATTTAAGAGAACATATGGGGAGCATATATACAAAGCAATATTTAATGAACTTATAAAAACGCGTTCATGCTGCTCTGGTTGTGGTTATCCTCATCATTTAGTTGTAGAAAACCTTTCTGATTGTTTATATGCACATATATTAGAAATAAATTATGAGAATCCAGCAGCATCTCCAGCTGCCCTTCTTTGTAAAGAGTGTCATCTTACACAACACTTCGAATCTCTTGCAAATAGAAAATGGGTAAAACTAGTTAATTCTACACTTTCTCAAAGTTCTTTATTAGTAGATATGAGAGGAGGACGCTTAATAAAGCAATATGAACAAAGAAGAATTGTTGACCTAAAAAAAACACCCGAAGACCTAATTAAAGAACTCCAGGCGGGAATATATAACAAAAATGATAAAGTAAAAGTTATTTTTACAAGCACTTATTATACTGAGGTTTACCCCAACAACGCTTAAGAAACAGCTTTATATCTTTTTCCATTAATTTCAACATAATTGTTTCCAAGATTTTTAACAGCATTTTTCTTTTGAACTTTAGTGTACTCTTCTAAAACCTCTTTTATCATAATAGTAGACACTTTTTTAGCTATTTCAACCATCATACTTTTTAAAGCTTTAATGTCGTGTTGTGGCTGTTTTGGTTGTCTTATTTCTTGTATTACTTGTGGTTGTGTACCGCTCACTTGTGCTTCAATTAACATCTTCAACATTTCTTTCATCTCCTGGATTTCTCCATTACTAGTATGGGGAGGTTGCTGCGTTGTTCCTGGTTGCCCATTTTGAAAGCTTGCTTTTTTAGTGTTCCACTTACTGTTAAAGTCGCCTCCATATGAAGACTCTTCGTTAATAAGGTTTCCACCTTGTTCAATATTTGATGCTACTGAAAATCTAGGTGAAGATGTTCCAGCGAACATGTTTTCAATTAATGCCGCTTCACGACTATTTTTTGAAGGTATCGCTGTTGGAGCTATCGCGTTCGCTGATACTGGTTGTTGACCCATTCCTTGAGTTCCGCGTTTTTGTCCAGCTTTAGATACAGGTAATTGGTATCCTGTCGCAGCTCCCCCTGTGCCTGGGTTACTTGATACACGTTTATGTACATCATATTCTTGTCTAAGGTTACCATTTTTTATAGCCATCAGTTTCTGATACTTATCACTGGTAAAATGTGCTCCGTATTGTTGTTTTTGAGTGCGCTCTTCGTTAATTTGTTGACGTATTGATTGGGTCATATCCTCAGCGCTTTCTTGTTCCATAACAACATTGCCCTCTGGATTTGCTTGTGCAGCCTTTTGTTGTGCAACCTCTTGTTGTGCTATTTGCTGACGCGTTGGCGGCATCTCGGTAATTTGACTCATTTGTCCAGCACCAGGTGGCAGTCCCATCTTTCTAAAACTTTCCATTTTTTGCTCTCGCATTGCAGCAATTTGTTCTGGTGTTAAATTAACTTGTTCACTCATCTTCTTCGTTTTTGTAAAGTCTTATGTTTTCTATTAAATAATCATAAAAAAACCGAAATTTATTTTCTTTGTTTATTTTTATGAGTTTTTCGCGCTCTTCTGGTGTCATTTCAGCTTTTAATGTTAGCGTTAATTTTTCTCTTCCATATTTGCGAAACTTTATTTTTGGATTAATCAAATCAAAGGCCATAGACTTAAAGTCGATGTAACTTTCTTGTTCGATGTAAGAGAACGGCACATTTTCTCCGAAAAATTCATAAAAGTGATTCATTGAAAATGCATATCTAAGGTCAATTAGATAAATGTCGGTTCCTTCGCTTTTTCTATCTTTTGTCATACTGTAGAATATTTACTTCTTCGTTTTGTTCATTCCACCAAGCATAGAATACAGGATGTCTTTTAGAATGCATAAAAAACAAACGACTGATAAAGTTATCATACTTCAATTTTTTAAACTTTTTAACCAATTTCACTTTTTCTTTTTCAATGAATTTATCAGCTGGCTTAATTTTTTGAAGTCTCTTTTTTGTTTGTTCATAATCATTCTTGAGAAAATTTATTATCTCCTCCTTATATTTATCCTGATTTTCTATTATAGTTTGAATAGAATTCATATAAAAATAAATATAACAATTAATCTTATTAAAATAAATAGTTATTAGATAGCTGGCATTCCTTCTTCGCCACCCTCTTCATTACTCTCATCTTCTGTTGGTGCTGTTCCTAATGTTTCTCTCCAATGGTCGCCCCAGGTATGATAGAAATTGTAAAGGTCTTCTAACACAGTTTTATTGTCCTGTGTGGGTTTGAAATTGAGCAAATTAACCATTACTCCATTTAACAAAGATAATTTGAAGTCTGCAACCTGTCCTTGTCCAAATGTTAATTTCCCTGATGCATACACTTCCATTCCGCCTGGCACCTTTGGAAAACTTAATGCATATCCGTTTTTCTGCGTGTCTAAACTTATAGTTGCATTAGGAATAAAATTCTGAAAATCTTTTTCAAAATTAACCACATCAGTCTTATTAATTCTTGGTTTCGCTGATTCTCCTAAAGATATTCTTTTCATCGTACCGTCAAGATTATCTTTGTTACCGCCAAAGAATAAAGCATCGTGAGCTGCTTGAGCGCTCTTTTTTGCGTTCTGTCTTAATTCATCAAAAAACTTTTCTTTTTTTGCAGGAGCTTTTTTCAGCTCTTCAAATGCTGTTTCGTCAATTGACTTACGAACTAATTCTCTTATTTGTTGTTCCATTTCAGGTGTCATATTATATATCATTAAGGTATGATGTGACAAATTTTCCTTTTTCCCACATAAATCTATATTGTCTTATAAATGCCTTTCCAATTATAGTTTTAATATCTTCTTTGGACATTTTTTCTTTATCTAACTTATCCAGTTCTTTTTTCATGAAAGTTTTTATTTCCTTCTCATGTTTTTTCCATGTAACTGAAATTTCAGTTTTAATTTCAGATGCTCGCAATTTTCGTTCGGATTTAAGAGCCTTGTCAATTTGCCCTTGAATCATTTTTCTTATTTTAACCTCGTCTTGCTTTGTCATTATCCATTCACTTTTTTAGAAACTCGATTTAACATAGCAACAATTCTCTTATCTGGATAGAGGTCGCTTTTATCTTTTCTCACATTCACATGATTCCATATACCAGGGATATTTGCCGCAACAAGTTCTGGCTTATATTCAAACCAGCTCTCATCAAAACTATCTTGTACTGATATATTATATTCTTTAACCAGTTGCAATAACAATTTCTCAATTAAATCTATTTGTTCTTTTGTGAACTTTTGAAAGTAATTATACCCTCTAAAATTTTCATCAACTTCATAAACATCCTCAGCTGGGATTGTTTTTTGTGAAAAATCATCAGGCCACGCGTAATAGCTATCATTCTTATATTTCAATCCACCATAAGAACAAACTTCAATTCCCACAGACGCCTTATCTAATCTACCTTTAGTGTTCTTAACTCCAAGATGCCAACCCCAATAGTCAGGATGGAACGCTTGATATATTTCAGCATTATCTCTAGCTATAACATACGCTGTTGCAATTTTAGACTCATTAGAATCCCAGTAGTTTATAGTGTTAGAGGCCGAGCCGCTGCCAGCTGTAAAATGGAGAAACACCATTTCTTTTGATGTAATGAGCTTATTATATTGTTCTGATGGCAACTCACAAGAGGTGTTTACTTCAAGTTCTCCGTAATCTTTTTCTAGAACCCTGTCAGAACTTTCTTTAAAACTTCTTTTTTGTGAAACTTTGAGAGCGGTATACGTTCTCTCTCCAACTTCGCCGTCAACATTTAATCCTATTCTTTTTTGAAACGCCTTAACTGAGCGCAAAGTAACTTTGCCAAAATGCCCATCTACTACAAGGTCATAGCCAAGGTTAGATAGGTATTTTTGAATTTGAGATATATATACCCCTCTTTCTCCGTAACGTGCTACCATAACTTTTTTATTATAAATATTCAAAAAAAGAGAAATATTTATATAAAAGTGCAACAAATATTTCACAGGTGCGTAAGATATAGAAGAAGTAGGAATTTAAAAACAATATTATGAAAACGAAAGAAGAAAATTTTAGAGACGAAATAGCAAAATCAGAAAATGTTATTAAAGTAGAATCAAAAAAGCAACGTCAGTATGTTACACTAGCAATATTAATTACTATATTTGCAATAAAAGCGCTATTTATATTTAATTGGTATATTGCAATACCTTTCCTTGTGATTAATTTATTTTTATATAAAAAATATCAAGACTCAAGAGACGTATATGTTGTGGAGCACGCTGTACTTTCTATGTTAAAAGTGGGACAGGGAAAATTCTCTGACTATTAGAAAATAATATATTATAAACAAAAAAACCGTGAATTTTAGTTCACGGTTTTTTTGTTTATATGATTAATTTATTATTACTCCTGTCCATATTTTTGTCGACCAGTCATTCCTGATGCGCGTTTTTTGGCTTGTACTTGTTGTGAAAGTTCTGCACCTCTAGAGCTTTGCCCTGTCTGTCCTGCAGGACCTGTAATTCCACCGCCGCCTTTGCCTGCAACTCCAGCACTTACGTAAACACCATTTCCCGCATCCCATAAAGGAGTAGCACCTTTTTCGTGAAAATTATCCACCCAAAAATCAAGATATTTTTTACCTTTTTCCATATTTTCCTTAGCAGCGCTATAAAAATTAGACATCATACTAGGATTTTTTGCTATTTTCTCAAAATAAGCTCTTAATTTATTTTCATCACCCTTCATATATTCAACAAGGTCTGGAAATTTCGCTGTCCAAGTCTTAGGGTTAGTAAGTTGAGCCACTCTTTGTTGAAGAAGTTCTGTTCTTTTATCTTGTCGTTTCTGATTCATGCCAAAAATCTCGTCAACATTTTCTTCGCCGTAAAGCTCATGCATCTCTTTTAAGAGATTGTTTTTTTGAGTCTTAAGAGTTTTTATCTTTTTAAGCCTAACTACCTCTTCTAAGATTATCTCGTCTAATCTTTTTTGGGAAATTTGAAATTTTTCAGTACTCATATCTTTGAAATTTATATTTTTTAATAAATATATAGAAAAAACATAAATTAAAGATTGATAATAAAAATTATCTATTTTTTACTCTTTTTAATAATTCCTTGAAAATATTCTCGTCATATGACTCCGCATCCTTTGTAAATTCTTTATTATCCATAACCTTTGTGGTAATATAAGCTTTGTCTCTAAGAATTTCTTTTGCATCCTCATCAACAGTATCCACACAGTGCAATTGAATTACCTCTATATTAGATGCTGTTGTACTAGCTCTATGGATTCTATCTTCCACTTGTTCCATATCGGCTGGAGTCCATGCAAAACCTAAAATAATAATTTTACTTGCAGCTGTCAATGTAATTCCAACACCAGATGCCATTATCATTCCAGAGAAAACAGACACGCTCTCATCTTCCATAAATCGAGTTTCAGATGTGTATTTATCTTCATCAGACATAGCTCCAGAATGAAGAACAGCTTTATCTCCAAAAAAACCAAAGACCTCCTCGGCCATAAATTGATAATCTGATACGACCACGACTTTTTCGCCGCCTGTAATAATATCTTCTATAATCTCCTTAATTCTACTTATTTTGACTCGACCTGTAAACTGCTTAAGTTTATGCATCTTAGCAAGAAAACCATCATCATTATCCTCTTCCTTAAAAGTATCTTCAAGTTTTCTATACTCCCTAAACTCTTTATCGGATAGTTCAATTGGAATATCAATATAAGTTTTAGGAGGCAATTCTTTAAGAACATCTTTTTTTAGCCTCCTAAGAAACACACCAGTCATTCTCTCAAACAATTCTTCTAAATTAGATGCTCCACCATAGTCCCATCCAAACCCAGAGTCATGACCAGCTCCATATCTTACTCCAAAATCATGTGAATTCTTCCACTCTTTAGGGTCAATAAAACTTAACAATGAAAATAATTCCATAGGTCTGTTTTTTATAACAGTGCCAGACATTAATATTTTTCTTGGAATTTCATTAAAACTTCTTTTTATTATCTGCGTCCAAGAGGTTTTTTGTTCTTTCATTCTATGGCACTCGTCTACTACAATTAAATCATAGTCTGCGGGGTCAATGTATTCACACACTTTATCTTCAAAATATACCACTCCTACAATTCGAGTTTTTATGTTTCCTGTATTTTCACATTTTGGGCACTTCTTATATTTTTTAGTTAAGTCAGTAATTTCCCACCCACAAGCTTCGTTTTTACCTTCTCTATTAACCATTCTCCCTTTGCACTTATGATTGTATTCCAATTTAACATATGTTTCAACTGAATCATAATTGACAATATGAAATAATGATTCTTTCTTTTTGTGTGCAATAAGTTTACTTTTCTTTTTTGGTTTGAATTTGTAAACAAATGCTCTCTCGTGTGTAAATTTCTCAATTTCTTTTCTCCACATCAACTTCAATGTAGCTGGACAAACAATAAGAGTTTTAAGATTATGTTTAATTGCATATCCAAAAGCTGCACACGTTTTTCCAACGCCAGGCTGGTCTCCCAATATAGCAATCCCATTATTAATTTCAAAAAATCTTATGGCTTGTTTTTGGTAATTGTAGGGTTGTATTTTCATGAAAGAATAGTCATCCCCGTCAGCGTCTTTAAGTCCCTCTTTTTTTAATTTTAGAATTTGAGATAACCTTTGTTGCCTTTCTTTGTATTCCTGCGTAATCCCATCCAAAGCCTCTTGGGTAATATTCTCAAAGTAGAATCGGATTTTATTATCAAGCATAAAAACGACAATCTCTCCTATTTTTGCATTTGATATAGTTCTTACCCAATCATCTTTTTCATCACCGCCAGGAGTTAGAATTCTATCTTTTCTTACTTTTCTGTGTTCTTTTGGAAGTCGCTTAATATATTCACTTAGTATTGGCAAATAACCATACCTCAATTCATAGTTAATTCTTAACATTCGAATGTTAACAATAAGTTCTTCATCTTTTTTCTTGGTGCGCTTTTTTGCCATAGTGCAAATATATGATTTTTTTGATTAATTATTAAGTTCCTGGAGTCTTTTTTGTTTTCTTTTTTGTATTGCCTTATCCTCCTTGTTTATTTTCTCCTGTTCGGCTTTTATAGCCTTATCAAGTATAAACTTTCTCTTATCGCTCCAATCGGCACTTTTTTGAATTTGGACTTTATCTCTAATAACGTCAGATAGCAGCTTAATATCTTGCATTTTTTTCCTGAGGCGTATCCCAGCATCCTTAACACCTTTTATTGAACTCTCGGCATCAATTTTTGCAGAATCACCTATATCAAGAATTTTATACAATATATCAAGAGCATTAAGATTTCTTAATTGCTCAAGCTCTTCCAGTGTCATGATTATTTATTTTCTTTTGTACTGTCTTTGATTTGCTGATTTATTTTACTTTGCATCTCGTTCTGCTCATCAATGACAATTGATTTTGCAGCTTTTTTTGCATCATCAATACGTTTTTGTATAATTTCAGTTATTGTTGTGCCCTCTGATTGAGCATGAAAAAGGTCAAGAGCGTATCTATCATCTGTATATAAATCAGCACCAATCCTTACAAATGTACTCCCTTTAAAATTGATACCTACATTACCATCTCCCTGGTCGTCGTAATCTATCCAGAAAAACCCAACTATATCGCTTCCATTTTCAAGTTGAGATAGTGGTTCATCTTTGGGAGTAACAGGTTTCTGATTTTTTTTTAAGATAATGTCATTATTTGTATTAACAAATTCTATCACATCTTTCTTTGTGTAATAAGCCATATTTTAAGTTTTAAATAGTTTCAATAAAAAATATAAGGCTTTTTACAATAAAAATCAAGAAGATTTGGGGTGTTGTTGCAATAGCTCAGTATATTGGTTGTATTTACTATTGCAAAGCGGGTGTACATCATTTTTGAATTTACAGAACAAACATCCAAATCCCTCACCCCCAACAAATTTATATTTTGGAAATTCCTGCTTAATGTGAATATTTTTCACAGTTTTTGCCAATTGATTTAAAGATACCATTATTTCATCCTCAGATGAATTGATATCTACGATTTGCACTTCTCCAAATCCACCCTTGGGTTTCTTTTTGTTTTTGAGCCTATTCAATACAACATATTTACAATCAATCTTATCAAGGGGGATATTATGTTTCTTCCCCCAGAAGTATTTATAAAACCTCATTTGACAAAGAAAAATATGGTCAGTTAATTTTTTAGCCACCTTCCACGCTTCTCCAGATGTTTTCCAGTCAACAATTAAATACATACCTGTTTCTGGATTGAATAATATAAGGTCAATGAAACCTTTGAATTTGAATTTCTTGTGTAAGCTTTCATATAATGCTTCTTCTACAGAAAACACCTCATACCCTTTAAGAAGGGCTTCTGTGTCAAGTATAGTAAGAATATTTTCCCCTTGGTCTATAAAATCATCCACATCTTTGAAAGTTTTATCATCTTTCATATTATCCATCATATTCTTACGGAAAGTCTCTTTGAAATAGTCAATTCTTTGTTGAATTGTATATTTCTCTTTTACATACATTTCCAAAGCCTCGTGGATGGCATTTCCAAAATATAGATGTATAGATGGAGGTTGCTCTTCTAATTTGAGATATTTAAAAACCAAATGTTTATGAGGACATTCATTAAATAACGAAAACTCGCTAAAACTTATATGGATGCAATTCTTTTTATTGATTGATGTGTATTCGTCAGTCTTTGCTACTATCTTGTTTGTCATTTTTTTGTTCTTTTTTAAGTTTTTCCAATGCCTTGCTTGCTTTTTCTGCGAATTTTCTCCCCTCCTCGCAATTATGTTTTTCATACTCCCACCGTATGAAATTATCTCCAATAATTCTTGATTCTTTGTCGCGTACTGCTGTGGCAATTATTTTACCGCAAAATATACATTTAGGGGGGTATCTGTGTATCATCTCTTAAATCTTTCTTCTCCTTTTACATAATTTTTATACGCCTTATCCGATATTTTCGATATCATTGCTCTGCCAATACCTATTGGACGATTACTTGTGTTTTCAGAACAACCCATCTCATGTTGAACTAGCACCTCGCTACAACGCAAGCCTTCTTCATCATGAATTGTTTCTTCATCCTCGTGAACAACACCAACTCCCATTGGAGTTAAAACGCAATCTCCTTCAAAGAAATATTTGAAATATATTTTTCCTTCTGTCTCTTTTATTCCAAATCCCATATTTGCAAAGATATTAAATTTTATCTAAGATATAAAATATTTTGCTATTTATTTAAAAATGTCCATGTCAGAATCATATAAAGATACGTTAAACAAACTTGCTAAGATTGTAGAAGAAGGTAAGAAGCTGCGTATGTCTAACCCTGAAATAACAAAAGGATGGGAGAAAAGCACACAGAGAACTGGGTATGACGAGCAAATGATGAAAGATGCCATAGCAAATGGACAGGCTATTGGAATATCTTATCAAAGCGAGGGAATGCCTGTAACAAAATTTAGATTTGTTCTTCCAGTTGTATTAGGTACTCATAACAATGGAACAAAAAAACTTCGTGCATATCACCTCAAGGGGCAATCGGAAAAAGTTGCAAAAAAAACAGGCTCTAGAAGCGCAGAGGCTGCTGGAGAATGGAGAATGTTTGATGTAGGTTCTAGCAAATTTAAAGGAATGTGGCTCACAGATAAATTTTTTAATGAAGCTCCAAAAGACAATGCTGGACATGAATATACTCCAAACGATTCACATTTTTCTTCAAAAATTGCAGTATATGACCCTGCAGAGGCTAGACAAAGACAACTGAAACTAGCACCAGCAGGAAAAGCTGAACCGATTGACATTACAAAACAAATACAAACCCCTGTTGAAAAACCAACAGATGTAACAAGCGATATCACAGGATATGAGTTAGACGAAGAAAAGAAAGAAAAGAATCCTTTTTACGTTAAAAAACCATGGTTAAGAAAAAAACGTGGTCGCTGGTCAAGATATTTCCAGGAGGAGGACTAACTCGGTTAATATTTTATTAGCTTTTTCCTGCAACTTGAAAATTTCAGTTGAAGAGTGTCTCTTTATGTATTCTTTTTTGCAACCGTCGTGAATAATGTTTAGCGAAAAAGAAATCAAACCTCTTTTAATCTCAAAAATAAGTTTACCTTTAAAATATCCTTCTAACCGATACGCGTTAGGGCTCTTTGTTCTCCATTCTAAGAGATTGTTTTTTATATTGGGTTGCAAGATAGCTTGAACTCGTTCTCGCTTTTTACGTTCCTCCTTACCTTGTTTCAGTTGGCGCTTTAGTTTAACCTTTTGTGCTTCTCCAAGCTCTAACTGCTCTTTCTCTTTTCTTTGTTGGGCACGTATTCTATAATCAGATAAACTCATTATTTTGGTAATTTAAATTTTGTTATCCCCGCATATTGATTAACATCTAGGATTTCTTGAGGAATACTATCTGTTGTTTTATATACTTCAATAATACTATCTACGAAATCTTTAACCTCGTTTTTGTGAGTGATAATTAAAACATTCTTGTATTTATTCTTTAAATATTGCAAAATATTTACAATTCCAGAAATATGTTCATCATCTAAAGAGCCAAACCCCTCATCAATAATTATAAATGAAGGTTTAATTAAATTACTTATGTAATGCAAAGCATCTTGAATAACAACTGCTCCAATAAATTTTTGAGAGCCAGAGCTAGACGCTAGAGACAATCTATCCGCTTTATCTGGACTGAAATAAAAATATTCTGAAATATCCCCCTTTTGATTAATTTCAAGCTCGATTTTAAAATCAACAATCTGACTTAATATTGATTTTATCTTATTATTGATTATTGGTAATTTTCTCTTAAGTATCACCGCTGGAATTCCATCTCTGTGTACAGCTTGTAAATAGATTGAATATTTTTTATATAATCTTTCCGCCTGGGAAACTTCCTTAAGTTTGTTTTCAAAGTTTTCTAGATTATTTCTTTCAACTCTGAGGTCGGCAACTTTATCAATAATTTGCTGATTAACATTATATGATGATAATTGAATTGTTTTTTTATTTTCTTTTAATTTTTCTATCTCATCTTCAATAGACACATTGTGAGCAAGTGCTATCTTATTACTTCTTAGTTTTCCAAGATTCTGCTCATGTTGCTCAATGGTTTTATTGACAGAATTAATATTGGCACCACAAGTGATTAGCTCGGCATTTTTACTTTTAACATTCTGATTATGAAGAACAATATCTTGAGATTTATCTATTTGAGTTATTTTCCCCTCTAACCCAGTTCTTTTCTCAAATAGATTTTTAAGAGAGTCTGTCAATATTAACAACTTTTCTTGATTGTTGTCATAAGTTTGATTGTGTGCTACAGCATTATTGTACGATGTTAACTTCAATGTGTTATTTTCAAGCTCACCGCTTTTTTCTTTTATCTGCTGTGAACATTGCGCCTCCATTGATGGGTTTGGAGCTTTTGTAATAGTTTTACATGTTGGACACTGCTCTCCTTTGTGTATTGGAAGCTGATTTTGCAAATTAGATATTTCTGTAATCAACACTTGGTTTTTCGCCTGTAAATTATCTATAGGAATAATCGTAACCTTTTGATTAGTCTCAAACCATGTGGAAATATTTTCATATTCCGCCTTTTGAGTTCTAAACGTAGTTTGTGTTGAGAGTAAATCTCGTTCTAAACTTTCCTTTGTTACGGTTGGGTCAAAAGGAAGTTCTTTTTCAAAGTTATTTTGCACCCATTCGCCCAATTCAAGTTGTTTATTCTTATATCCTTCAAGCAACATTTGAGCACTTTCAATTGAGCTGGCTACTAACTCTTCTGTTTGCGTATTATACCCGTCAAACATATCAATATGATTTAAGGTTTTAGTTTTTTCGAGAGTTTCCGTATCTATTTCCTCTACTTGTTTGTCAAACTTTGTCTTTTCAGATTTTGCATCAATTATATCTTTATCAAGAAGATTAACCCTATCTTTAACGCCTACAACATCTTCTTCGAGTTTTAACTTATCTCCCAAAGCTTTTTGTTTCTTTTTAACTTCTTTGAAATAATCATTCCCGAAGTTATATCTGTTTCTAAAAAACTGCAGTCCTGCAAATCTATTTACCAAATCATTTTTTGGTTGCTGAGCAAGATTTAAATATCCATCTTTACCGCTTTGTGATTTTAAAGATACTTTTGTAAAATCATCAGCTGTACCAATAGCGTCTAAGACCAATCTTTTAACTTCAATTTTCTCCATAGCCTTCTTATCAGAAAACTCGGGTACCCACTTTTCTTTGTTGTCTTCTATGATAAGTTTCATATATTCAACTCCGTATGAATTTTCACGTTTACCTTTTTTGGTAACTTTTGTTGTTACTTCTCTTTTTATATAATATTTTCCTCCATTAATACGTAAAAATGTTTTGCCGTATGCTTTATTTGAATCTGTGTATAAATTAACAATATCGTGAGGGTCTATATCCTCCATTGTTGCTTGGTATAATGACCAAACTATTGCCTTTATTACATTGGATTTTCCATTATAATTTTTTCCAAATAAACCTACTATACCTTGCAGTGCCTCCCATGGAATATATATTGGCTTCTTATCAAGTGAAAAAAGATTGGAAAGTTCTATGCCTAAAATATCCCACTTCACTTTTTCTCTCCTATCTTCAACAATTTCAAGCTCTTTATCTATATCTACGGCGAGGTCTAACACTTCTTTTATCATTTCCTCATCTGCATCAAATCTTTCATCAGAGATGTATTTCTCCAAAATTTTTAAAAATGTTTCTTCATTTTTGGCATCTTCAACGTCATCATTGTCTTGAGTTTCCCTTTCAGTTGATTCAAACAATACGGTTACAATCTCACAACCATATTTATCTTTAACATATCTTTCAATTTGCTTTTCTCTTTCCAGAGAGTAATTTTCTTCATAGTCACTCCAAACCACATATACTTTTGTTTTTTTCTTGTTATGGCTAAATTTTATATTATCCAATCTTTCCTCGGCAACTTCTCCTTTTGAAATTGTGAGTTTTGCGAATCCAAAATCATTAAGTATGTATTTTCTCTTAAATGAATTTGATTCTAAATCCCACATTAAATAACCCTTATCAATTGACTCACCGTAGTCCTGTTGTATTAGACTTCCAGCATATGCCATTGACTCATCGTCTCTAAAAGCTTGGTGCTCGTGGATATCTCCAAGCATAACAATATCAAAATTGTTGAATACTGTTGGCTGAATTTTATCATCCCCCATAACTTCATATCCGTTGTCCATCCTAGCCCCATAAACTTGACCATGAAACATTGCAATATATTTTTTATTTTTATCTTTTTTCTTAAGAGTTAATATTTCTCCATCTCGAATAGAATAAACTCCATAGACAACTTCTTCTCCAACATCATAAAATCCACTTTCTGGGTAATAATAAATACCCTTTTCGGAGAGGTCTAAGCCATCTTTGTTGTTTTTAGACACGATGTGAGCCATCTTCTTCTTAGTGCCTTGTAAACCTGTTATTTTGTTTGATATGTCGAAGAATGGAGTGATGGTGTCTCCCTGTGCTAGTTGTTGCTCATTTAAATCATGATTTCCCATAATAATATCAACGGGAGCCACTTTTACTAAATTTACTAAAAATTCAGAAAGAAGAGCCATTGAACCTGGTGACATATTGATTTTTTGCTGATTTACATCGCCAGTTATAGTAATTCTATCTGGTTTTTGTTCAGTTAAATCTTTATACAATCTTTTGAACACTTGGCGATACTCATCGTGTCTACTACCAAATCTAATGTGAACGTCTGAAATATGAGCTATTTTCATATGTTATTTTTTTTGTAATAATTTTGCTATATAATAAACAAAGTCTATTTGCTTTTTTGTTTGTAATAATTCTAAAATACCTGGCTGACCATAATTTTCAAAAACATTTGATACATCTCCATGTCCAGTAAGGTCGACTAGTTCTACTTCCAATCCAAGTGAAACAAGTTGTTCATAAATCTCAATACCTTTAAGAAGAGCATCTTCATCAATACATACAACCACTTTACAACTATGTTGTACAAGTTTAGCAATCAACAAATCCGACGGTATCTTACCAAGCATAGGAATACAATTAGGTATTCTTATCATATCAAATGGTCCTTCCACTAAGTATACGGGTAAATCCCAATTTATGTTGTACTCATTAAATATAATATCAAACTTTTCAGGTTCATCAGGTTTCAAATAAGTCGGCTTTGCCCCTTTGATATATGTTCTGGCCTCAAAATAATTTAATTTCCTCATTTCATTAAATGATGGAATAATTATCCTGTTTTTTCTTTCGCCATATTCTGTGTACCCAATTCTAAATTTGTCTATTAACTCGGGAGATATCTTTCTCTCGTCCACTACATATTCATAAGCAAGCTTGTATTTGGCTGTATTTTGTTTTTTATTAAGGGGCATATACCCACTTGGCCACTTACAAGTTATGAGCTGATGGTGTCCTCTAGATTTTCTAAATACATTTGTAAAATCAGAATTAAAATAAGGAAGGATAAGTTTAAGTTTTTTGAAATCTGCCTCTGTGCCGTATTTTCTTACAAGTTTGTGAACGCTACCACTTTCTTGACATTTCCAACATTTAAAAACATTCTTTTCAGAGTGGAAAGCAAGATTAAACTTGTCGTAATCATGTCTGCAGTCTGATAATTTATTCGGGCAATTGAATTCCCATTGGTTACGTGTTTCAGCACCATAAGATGTTCTAGGCTCTCCTAGAAAATTTTTGAGAATAGATAATATGATAAATTTCTCATCTTGCATAAACGCAAAAATAAGAAAATAAAATCAGACAAACAACTATTCAGTGCCCAATTTCTCTTTTTGCTTGGATACAATAACAAAATCGCAAGCTCCAACTACATAAGCATCTGTCATATCATAATTGGTTTCTTGTAATTTTCCACTTCTCTTGCTGTACTTCCAATTGATTTGCGGTTCCATTCGCATAACAAGTTCCCATATTTGATGCTTTTGAGACGCTCCATCTTTTTTAGCTTTAAAAATAGGAAAAACTTCTTTTCTAGCATTGTTCACATTGTAATATACAGGCTCTATTCCAAAATGGCTATATAAAAATGAACTAACCATTCCATTAAAGAAATTTAGTACTGATATAGTGTGAGCGCTAGAAAATTTACCTTTAAATTTTTTCAAAGGCTCTTCTATTGCTATTCTTTGAACGCCCATATCAAGAATATGTTTGATGGCGTCTTTGAATTTTGTTAATCTTTCAAAATAACTAATCTTGCTGGAAAAGCTAATAGCATTCATTTCTAAAAGTTTCCCATCTTCTCTAAAAATTGCATATCCAATGCAGCTTGTACTAATATCTAGTGCTAATGTCATAATTTGTTTTTTATAAACATAAAAAAACCCTGATTAAAAATCAAGGTCTTTTATAATAGATATTAAAATTATTCTAAACGTCTATGTCTAGAGTGAATGTGATAATGTTTGTATATTTTTTCTCTATTGGCTCAGACATCTTAGCAACCGCTATCAATTCCTGATTAACATTGTAGAGCCCCACTTGACTAACAAAAATAGAATCAAAGTTATTTGTTCCATTTTCTAACTCTTGTAAATTTGCGGCTTGTGGCCAAGTTGGATTAGTTGACAAATAAAACTCTCCAGGAGCTGCAAGGCAAAGTACCCCAGTTTTAAAATCTACGCTAATTTCTCGAAAATTCAATGTAGATGCTGATGGATTAACAGTTGTACTATAACTAGAAGCTGTAAACACAATGTTTTGCTCTAGACCACTAGTATTATCCCCATCAACAACAACACTTCCCGCAGGAGTATCATCCGCACCTGTTAAATGAACTTTTGTTCCAGAAGACCACGGTATATTATCTACAATAGATGGGTGTGTAAGTACAACAAATCCTCTATCTAAAGAAACAAAGCCAACGGGGATGTCATAATTATACCCCTGGTCATTTATATTAGGATAACTTTCTGGTACACTATTAACTCTGTTTACAGTAGACCACGCTCTCTGGTCTGTGTTTTTATCCGAAGATTCCAAATCTTGATATGCTGCTGCTGGAAAACGGTTTAAATAAGAACTTGGATTCCACGTCGCATGTGCACTGTTATCAATCGCCCCATCTGCACTTGTTCCGCTATATGGCAAATTAACATCATCTGAGAACAAAAATGCAATATTAGACCCGAGTAAAATATTATCTTGTTTTTTGTCAAACATAGAATAGGTTGTAGAAACAACAGTTTTTCCACTTCCACCTGTTTGAGGCACCGTTAAAGTCAACGACCTCCCATCAACAAAATCATTGTAACTATCTCTGCCAATAGGGATAATCACAATTTCATTTACATTTAATTGATATAGGTGCGGGTTTTCTAAAGATGTTGTTGAGCCGCTTGGCATCATATCTTGAGACGACGGCAGATTAAAAGAATTAAAATAGTTTCCCCACTTTTCATTCAATGTTTCCCTGTTTGCTTTTATGTAAATAATTTCCTCTCCTGTTAAAGCAACATATGTTGAATCTTGCTGTTTTGAGGAAATCATACTCTCTACTTGTTTTAAAAAAGTTGGCATATCCTTATTTTTTTTTATTGTAAATTTATCTTTCTCTTGAAGGAGTTATGGGTGCTGCGATTATTGGTGC